TATGTATTTAAAAGTGGGAGGCAATACATTAAATACTATAAAAACTATTCCGTTAATATGTCCCAAAGTACGATAGATAAATCTATCTAATTACATTATATAGTAATTATTTTATTCACGATAGTCATAACTTCATTTTTAATATTCTGATTCTCAAACCTAAGCAATCCCATGCGATAAGCATCAATTACAATTTTGAACCATGGCGAATTACGTGCATTAACTAATATTGTATGCTCGTCATGGCTTTTAATATCAATCGCAAAACAACATGGGTTAGTCGGATCATAATCTTGACTAATATAGATCATATCATGCCGTTTATCACGCCATACACCAAAGTTTTTGTTATTAATTATAATAGTTGAATATTGAGTACAGAATGAAGGGCGTTTTTGAATAAAATTTTTATCATCAAGCAAAAATTCATTATCAATTGCATATTTGCCATATTCAGTGCCTTCAATTAATTGACCAAATCGACTAGCCTTTTTCGCTTTCCGGTATTCTTCGTTGCGAATATAATTTACAACAATCAAGCCATTCCGGAATGTTTTAAAGTCTGATTTATAAGGCAATGACAAATTCCAATAATTGAAATATGGGTTACTTATAGTTAAGGCGTTGGCTAAACAAAATACGCGTATATCGCGTAAACGTGCAATAGTTTCAATTAAATCCAAAAAGTGATGAACTTCATTTTTCAAATAATGATATGTACCGGTTGCAATAATGAATTCATCGAAGATTATTGTTTTTACTTTTGCAAATGATGTCGATTTTAATATCATTGCAGTTGATAGCGGAAGTGCATAACCGCATATTTCGCCGTCTATATAAAATCGGGTTAATTTCTTTGAGGTCTTAACTTTGAATTCATGACCTTCAAATTCATTATTTTCAATAATCGCATCAAAGAATTTTGGCGCAGATGTTTCAAGTTCAGTTGCATAACGCCTTACGTAAACAAATTGATTACCAGTTTTAAGAAAGTTATTAATTACATACTTGATCGCGCCATATGTCTTGCCTACACCCCTTTCGCCGATAATAAAGGATATTAACGCGCCATATGAAAGTAGTTTAGAATAGTCGTAAAACATTGTATAAATAATTTATTCAGTAACCTAGAAAGCCGGTTATCTAATGTAATATATCACCGGAACCACCGGAAATTGGTAATAACTCGTTTCATCAACGTGGTAGTGTTATATTTTTGACCACTAATATATTTTAAACAATAGTAACCGACTTTTTCGGTTAATTATATTATATCAAATAAGCAAAATTTGCACTTCCCTGCTATTTATTTTAAAAGTGGTGTTCAGGGGAGTGCTGACCTCTGTTATTAAGGTACATACAGGTGGGGCAGGGAAGTGGTAACAACAGGGGTGAATTATTAACACATGCTAAATAGGGAAGTGCTAATAAAGTATAGAGTAATAAAGTTATTATTCCCTGCCCTTATGTGTAAATGTGGAAAACTTTTGTTGTATAAAAATTTGTGGTCTTTTTTATTTTAATAAACCCTGCTTTACTTAAAATATAAATAATTAAACGAAAGGAATAAACTATAGAATACATTGAAACTAATTAACTTCTCTTAAAATCTTGTAATATAATCTAAATAGGAACATAAATCATGGAAACAAAAGGAATTACCAACGAATTAGCCGAATTTAAAGGAAACGCAAAGCAAATTTCAACGATCAAGGGCGAAACTATCGAAGAAAAGAAAAAGTTATATAACGCTATTCAGCAATGTGACGTACGTATAAATGATATTGTTGGTCAAACGATTGTGGTCAAAGATGTATTTATTCGCGAATATGAAAAGAAAGATTTAGATGATTCCGGAAAATCTCGTATTGGACATACAACAATCTTGTTCGATGAAGCCGGTAAATCTTATGTAACCGCAAGTAATTATTTCTTCAATGCATTGGTACAAATTCTTTCAACAGTTGGAAATTTAGACACACCAATTAAAATTAAAATTGTAAAGAAACCGACCAAATCCGGAACTGAAGCCCTCGGCTTACAGTGGGTATAAACATTAAATAGGAGTTGCCGGGCATAATACGGTGTCCGGCTTAATTGAAGTGGGTAACTTTATACTTGGTTTTATCATTGGTGTAATAAGCGGTGTAACAACTGGTGCGTTACTATCCGCAATTGAAAACGATACAAAACATAAAAAATAGGTGCGTTAAAATGAGAAATTATTTTATTCGTTTTTTGAGGTTAAATTATGATTAACAATTTAACCAGTGAAGATAATGCAGAAATTCGGCGTGTGGTACGTAATTTTAATAAACGTTTAAAACGTTTAGAAAGTTACGGAATGCAATTTTTACCGGAAAAGCAAAGTGTAAAAGAATTGAAACAAAGTTTTTCAAATAAGCGCGATTTACAACGGCGATTAAATCAGTTAAAACAATTTGATAAAAAATCCGCATCAAAAATTATTAAAGTCGGTAAAGATCGCGTTAAGATGACCGAATGGGAATATAAAGTTTTCCAACGTGACAGGCGCGTGGCAAAACGCCGTATTGAAAAGGAAATTGGACAGATTCAAAGTGCAATTGCATCACGTTCAAGAAGTAAAGCACCGGTTCAAACGCTCAAGCGTGAATATTTGGCGCAAAGATTGGACGAATTGGAATTATTAACGCGTTCAACGCGTGGTTTGTCACGTTCACAAATAAGAAGCACCACCGCAACCGCCGAAAAAGAGGTTAATCGTTTTAAACGCGATCAGACTTTTAAAGATAATTTCTTTGACATGATGTTTCGTGATGCTCAATTTACAGGATTAAGGGATTCGCGCGTTGATGAAATTAAAGCCAAATTAAGTGAATTATCACCTCAACAATTATTAATGGCATATTATGCCGAACCGCAATTAAAACATTTTGTGGAATATTATGGTGGAAAAGATTTTGCACGTGCTAAAGAAGCCGAAGTCTCCGAAATTAATAAAATGGATAAAAACATTGATAATTTATTATCGCGTGTCGATTCAATTGTAAAAGAATTTAAAGATAAATAAAATGCGTTGTTTTACGGCAGATTTTGAAACTACAACTAACCCGGAAGATTGTAGAGTATGGGCTTATGCCACCTGTGAAATTGGCGATCCAGACAATTTTCAATACGGAAATAGTATTGAAGATTTTATGGAATGGTGTGCGTACGACCGGCAGAATTTTAAGGTATATTTTCACAATCTTAAATTTGACGGCGAATTTATTTTATGGTGGCTTTTAAACAATGGTTTTGAATGGATTGACGACAAGAAAGACCGTCATGATAAATCTTTTACGACATTAATAACAGAAATGGGCGCATGGTATTCAATCGAAATATATTTTAAATGCTATAAATCGCGTGTTAATAAGGTTTCAATTTTTGATTCATTGAAGATTTTAAATTTTAGCGTGGCGCAAATTGCTAAGGATTTTAATTTACCAATTTCAAAACTGGAACTTGATTATAAAACAGATAGACCAAAGGGGCATATACTCACACCGCACGAAATTGAATATATCCGTAATGACGTTGAAATAATGTCGCGCGCATTAGATTTTATGTTTAATGAAGCAGGACTCACGAAGATGACAATTGCAAGTGATGCATTGTGCGACTTTAAATCTCGGTGCAAATCATTTAAACAATACTTTCCGGAACTGGATTTGCAGACCGATGCCGAAATAAGATTATCGTATAAAGGCGGTTTTACCTATCTTTGTGATAATTTCATAAATTCCGAAACTCAAGGTGGTGTAACTTTCGATGTAAATTCAATGTACCCAGCAAAGATGGTTCAAGAGTTAATGCCGATTGGTTACCCTGAACCGTTTGAAGGAAAGTATGAAGAAGATAATTTGTATAATTTATATGTTCAACAACTTACTTGTTCTTTCGATATTAAACCTGGTTATATTCCATCAATACAATTGAAACGTAACATGTCTTTTATGCCAAATGAATATATTAAATCAACCCATGGCGAATTGGTAACATTAACGCTTGCAAATCCTGATTTAGAGTTATTTTTTAAACATTATGACGTAGATAATATTGTTTATCATGGTGGGTACAAGTTTAAATCTTGTCGCGGATTGTTTGATCAATACATTAATTATTGGACTGAACAGAAAATAAAAGCCAAGAAGGAAAACAATGGTGCAATGTACCGCACCGCTAAATTAATGCTTAATAGTTTATACGGCCGTTTCGGACTGAACCCAAGGGGTGCGAAAAAAGCCCCGGTTTTAACGCCGGATAATACTTTGCATCAAGTAATGTTAGAGGTTGAAGAACGTAAGCCGGTATATATTCCAGTTGCAACATTTATTACCGCCTACGCGCGTAAATATATTATTGAATCCGGTCAAGCAATGCGCGAATGGACTTTAAAGAATAAAGGATATGACGGCATGGCATATTTTGATACTGATTCAATGCATGTGATTGGCATTGATGAAGAAGATGTAAAGGAATTAAGCAAAATTCTTGACATTGACGATTATAAATTAGGGGCGTGGAAACTGGAAAGCAAATTTAAACGCGGTAAATATTTGCGTCAAAAATGCTATATCGAAGAAGATTATGACGGCAATATTAATGTTACTGTTGCAGGATTCCCAAAGAAGTTAAGTCATCTTGTGACTTTCGATAATTTCAATTTAGGATTTACCACGTTGAATTTTTCAGATGAAGAAATAGGCGAAGCCGGGCGCAAATTAACATATAAACATGTGAAAGGCGGTGTAATATTAGCCGACACTGATTTTACTATTAAATAAGGTATAATAAAATTATGGAAAATACGGATTTTGTAATAGAACATATTGATGAAGAAGTGCAAGTTATTGCCGATCAACCAAGTGTGGTGACTAATTATCCGGCAAATACTGATTTCTTCATTGAAAATATTGATAGTAATGTCATATCAATTGCACATTCATTAAATATTGAAGCGTCCGAAGTAAATTTTAGACCGGCGAACACTGATTTCTTTATTGAAAATATCGATAAGAATGTGATTGCGATCGCGGAAAGCATGAATTTATCGCCTTCCGAAGTCGATTTTCGACCGGCAAACACTGATTTCTTTGTTGAAAATATTGACAAAAATTTGATTAAAATTGCAGAATCCCTATCTTTAACTCCTTATGAAGTAACTATACGCCCGGCAAATACTGATATGTTTATTGAAAACATTGATAAGAACGTAACTTTAATTAAAGGCTCGACTAACGTAGTAACCGTTTCCGGTGAATATATTAATATTAATCTTCCTGACGGTGGAAAAGTTCAATCCGCCCAGCTCAACGGCAACGCAACGCAGACAACGTATAGCGGTAAAAACAAGATTGATGGCGCAAACCCAACAGACGCTAATTTTGCAACAGCTTCATTAAGCAACAACGTGATTACAGTCAGCTCAACGGCGACAGACACGCTTCCATATGCGAGATGGGTTATCGACAATTTAAGCGCAAATGACGTGGTGCGGTATAGTGGTGTAATTATGGACAGCAACGGTCAAATCGTCTTGCAGTACGACAATAATGGAACATGGGTAACAATTAGTGGCTCGTCCAGACAATATTCAGACGGAACAACCGCAGCGACTTATGCATGGACTAACACTCTTAACACAACAAAAGTCCGCTTCTTGCTGTATGCGAACAAAACAATACCAACTGGCAATTCGAGCAGTCGCTATAAGAACACAATCTTGACAGTCAATAACTCGGACTTGTCATACGAACCCTTCGTAGGCGGTATTCCTGCACCAAACCCATCATATCCTCAACCAATCTCAACCGTTACAGGCGAGAATGTGGTCAAGGTGGTGGGGAAGAATCTACTCGCTCCGTTCGATTGGACGAGGTTAAGCGCTGGCATCACATTTACAGCATCTAACGGCGGAATCACAGTATCGGGAACGGCAACCTCAAACGCTTTTATGTGTGGGAACGCTGAAATGGTCGATAATTTTCCTCATGCCATTTTGCCAGCAGGGACTTATACCTTATCGGCAAAAGACGGTATAGTAGGCGCACAATTTAGAATCGTTGATGTGAGCAGTTACGCCGTTCTGGCATATTGTGATGCACAACCGACTACATTCACACTAACCGAACAACACGAGGTCGGTATAAACGCCAGAGTATCATCTGGAACGGTCATAACCACACCAGTTACAATTTATCCTCAGCTCGAACTCGGCTCACAGGCTAGCGACTACCAGCCATATCAAGGGCAAGAGTTTCCAATCGACTTAGGCTCAATCGAACTCGCCAAAATACCGGGTTCAGATTATAAAGATAAAATTTTATACGACAAGACAATTGGAAAATGGCGCATCGAAAAACAGGTGGGGAAGGTGGTGTTTGATGGAACAGAAGCGTGGGCATATTACTCAAGTTATGGCGGTTTCAGGTACAAGAATGATGGCTTCAACGTTTCTAGCAACAACCCATCTGAAGATTTAATCTGCTCACATTTTACAGTAGCGACAGTAAGAGGCGCATCTCCGACCGCACCTGTCATAAAGTCATACACGCTAAACACCGACTCAACGTATATCTTTTTATGCGACGGCACGTCAGATGTAACCGCTTTCAAAACTTGGTTAGCCTCAAACCCCACAACCGTCTATTACGCCCTAGCAACCCCAACTACCACAGAAATTACAGACCAAACACTTATCGACCAGTTGGAAGCACTAGCAAGCGCAACACTTGGTTATGGTGTGAATAATATCTGGATAGAGATAGCAACCGGCAACGCCATGCCAACGCTAGAATTAGTGATTGAAAAGTATTAAATAAAAATAAGCCCCTCTCGCATTGGGGCTTATTTTTCCGCAACTGATCATATTATATCACAAATAAGTTTTCCACTTTTCCACATACCAAGAAAAAATTATACTTGCATTTTAGTATAAAGCTATATAAAATAGAAATATAAGGTAAACGAAGGAACAATATGGAAAAAGAAAAGTATGTAACAATTACATTTACGGTTGAAGAAGCCGAAGAACTCTTACATTCAACAATTACCTCTTATATGGATTATGATGAGAACCGTTATAGTGATCCAATGTTACAAGACCGATATAACCAAAGTGTATATAAATATAATACGAAGATTGACGATTTACGCTTAAAGATTAAAAAGGCATTAGAAGATGAAAGCATTTAGTTACAAGTCAAGTAACGGTACTACTTATGTATTAGTTAAGACATATGTCAAAATGGGAAATAAAGAACCTATGCCAATTTACTTCTTTAAGACACCGGAAACAATTAATAAAACGCATCATGAAATGTATGAACTGCCGAAAGGTTGGGGTATAAAAGAAAATCCGAAAAACGGTTATCCGTTATTAGAAAGGGAATTTAATGAGAGAGCTAAAGTTTAGAGTGTGGGATACGCAAAACAAATGTTATGTCGAGAATAAAAACGGCGGTATTGAATGGAGCATATGGGAGCTTGAGCATCTCCTCGAATATAGAGATAGGGTAATCATCGAGCAATACACAGGGCTAAAAGATAAGAACGGCAAAGAGATATACGAGGGCGATATTGTAGTAAATACTTACTATGACGATGACGAGATGTATAAAGTCTTATGGGCTGATGATAGCGTTGCGTTTGGTATGGAAAGCTTAGACGATATGGAGTTATACAAATTGCCGTTAGAGAGCCTCGAGGTTATCGGTAACATTCACGAAAACCATGAACTGTTGGAGGGTAAAGAATGAGTAATAAATCAAGTTTAATTAGAAAATTACAATACGGACGCGCCACCGCTTTTGACGTATCTATCATATGTAAACAACATAAAATCCGGAAGGTGAAACGGAAAGTTGAACGCCAAAACCGAAGGAAGGCGCGAATATAAAAGTAAAGAAATTAATATAACAGGATAAATAAGAATGAAAAAATTGAAAAATAAAAAATATAATTATGTAATTATGTTTGAAGCATTAACTGTATGTGATGATAAATATGTTCTTAAATACAGAAGTGATATAAACGATAGAGTCAATGAATTAGAATATGATTCACTTAAAGAATTTAATGAATACTGGGAAGAAGATTTATCAAATACTGGTTTGATTATAGGTAAAGAACATATAGAAATATTCAAGACTTGGGCTAAATATGAAGGAAGTACAGAATTTTTATATGATGAAGAAAAAGATTGTTTGATTGCTAATTTTAGTGAACCAGACCGGTACAAAATGTATTTTAGCTTTAATGCAATAAACCCAACTAAAAATTTAACCAATAATAAAGTATATTCCTTAAGTGAATTAATAGGTGAAGATGAAGATTGAAGTCAAGGATTATTACGCGATCAAGCGCGGTAAAGCGCGTAAACAAAAATTATCTCAAGATATAAGGATAGCAATTGCGAAAAAAGCCATCAATGCAAGGTGGGAAAATTACCGCAAAGAATTAGAAGAAGATAAAAAGTATTTAAAGAAAATAACAAAATGAGTGGTGAAACAATTTTATTATTTATAACCGGCGTACTAGTGGGAGTTCTAACGCGTTTAGCAACTGAATCAATGACGAAAGGCAAAAAGAAATGAATCAAGAAAGAAAGCATTATAAAGTGAATACTTCAACTTTTGATAACATTGAAGAAAATGATCTTAGTTCCTTATTTAAGAAAGTAACAAAAGACCTCAACAAAATTCAAAATAATTTAACAATGAAAGCGGTTGTTAAATTAATTGATGAATACACTTCTTTAAATTGCCGTTTTTGGGTATTTTTAATTGGTCAATTTATTATAAACATTTTACTTTGCGTCGCAATTACTTTAAAATAATTATGAGTTTATAACTCACAAATATCATAATTAACGAGTTCTGACGTTAGTTTATGTGTTTTTTCCAACCAATAACCCCATTTGGGGTTATTTTGGTATAATAAAAGTATGAAAGAATCAATTTGCGGTGTACTTGCCGGAATAGGAACTTTATTTATATATTTACTTGGTGGCTTAGATGTAGCAATGCAATGTTTATTAATTGCCATTGCCCTGGACTATTTAAGTGGGTTAATTAAAGCATATAATACTAAAGTTTTATCAAGTAAAATTGGCTTTCGCGGATTATTAAAGAAAATTGGGATTCTATTTCTTGTCATGCTTGCCGTTGTAATTGATCGCGTGACCGGCGAAAGTGGCGCAATTAGAACCTTAGTAATTTATTACTTTGTAGCGAATGAGGGATTATCTATTATAGAAAATCTTGGTCAAGCCGGATTACCGATACCAAAAGTTATTAAGAATGCACTAAAAGCATTAAAAGAACAAAGTAACGGAAAGGATAGATAAAATGGCAAAATGGAATACGCCAACCGCATTTTTAAATAATACGCTTGGTGTGGCTTATGATATGGACAGATATCCTAAAGATCAGCCATTTCAATGTTATGATTATGCCGATTATTTTTGGGTAAATCAAGTTGGTCGAATGTTAGTTACAAAAAACGGCGGTGGTTCCGCACGCGATTGTTGGAACGTATCGCGCAAAACTAATGCAGGCAAAGAATTTGATTTAATTACTAATAAGAAAGATTTAAAAGTTGGTGACTGGGTTGTATTTAATGGTGGTGCCGATGGTCACATTGGCATTGTTAAATCTATTGTAAAAGCCGGTGTAACTGTTATGTTACAAGGTGAAAACCAAGGTTCAAAGAAAGTGAATGTAATAAGTCGTTCATTATCTGATTTTCTTGGCGCATTCCGCTATAAAAATTGGCATAAAACCGCGCCAAAACCGGCTAAAAAGACCAATGAACAAATTGCGAAAGAAGTTATTAAAGGTTTATGGGGTAATGGCGCAGACCGTAAAAAGCGTTTGGAAAAAGCCGGTTATAATTACAACACAATTCAAAATTTAGTAAACAAATTAAGCGCACCGGCAACCCCAAAGAAAAAGACCAATGAACAAGTGGCGAAAGAAGTTATAAAAGGTTTATGGGGTAATGGTATTACGCGTCGGATAAAATTACAAAAAGCCGGTTATAATTACAACACAATTCAAAATTTAGTAAACAAATTAATTAAATGATCGCGAATGAAACCTTAGTTGCCAATGATGGCTATGAAGTTGCACTGTTTCCAATGCCATATTTATATATGACGCAAGATGAAGGCGGTGACTATTCGCACACTGGAACTTATAACATTGACTTCGTAGGATATAATGGGGCATTGGTAGTACAAAACGCACCATTATACGCCCCTTGTACAATGAAAGTTACCAGTTTTTCTTCGACATATCTTGGCGGTAATGCGGTGATATTTGAAAGTACGCGTAAAGTTCATTTACCAAATGGCGCATTGGATTATTTAACGCTCATGTTCATGCACGATAATAACCCACCTTACACCACCATTGGGCAGGTCGTAAACCAAGGACAATTATGCTATCGCACTGGTACATACGGACAAGTCACCGGCGACCATGTGCATTCATGTCTTGGTCAAGGTCAAGGCGGTACTTTTGTACAACGTCCCAGTGGTAATTATGATTTAAGCAATCGTATTCATTATTGGGAAGGCGTTTATGTAAACGATACAACGATTGTTCAAGGGTATAATCACCCTTGGCAAATTTGGCGCGGACAACCGCAACCAACAGAGGAAGAAGAAGACAAATTTCCTTGGGCTATTGCGTGGCGACATTGGGGCAATTTTCAATTATGATGTTATAATTAAGTCATGGACGGAAATAAACTTAGAGAACTAACGGAATCAATGAGCGCAAAGCTCGGCGAAGATAAGTCGGCAATGATTGCCGATGACATGGGTTTGATTATGACAGGTTTTGAAGACATGAATAATCAGATCAGTGAGCGCGATAAACGCATTAAAGAACTAGAAGAAGACAAAGCTAAGCTTGTTGCAAGTAATGGCAACTTACTGCGACAAATTCCAGTGATGAAAGAAGAAGAACCCGAAGAAAAAGATGTTGCCAAAAAACCATTCAATTTTAAAGATGCCTTTGATGCAAAGGGTAACTTTAAAAAATAACAAATAAAGAAAGGAGTGATTAAATGTCACCAAGTGCAGGACTTGTTACAAGTCTTAATGCCATTCGTGAAATGTCTATCGCGGACGGCAAGGCATATCATCAGTACATTCCAGTTATTGATGAAACCACCGACATTGGCGCGTTAAGCCAACCAATTCTTACCAACGTAGAAGTACGCAACGACTTTATGTCAATGCTTATTAATCGCATTGTGTACACCCAATTTGAAATTAAATATTTCAATAATCCCCTTCAAATTCTTGAAGGTGACCGCATTCCACTAGGTTATTCCGGTCAGGAAATTTTCATTAATAGGGCGCGCGGGCGTAAGTTCAATGTTGAAGATTTTGCGGGCTTACTAGCCAAATATGAAAGCGACGTAAAGGTTCAATATACCCATATCAACATGGATTTGCAATATCCAGTTACTGTTTCTTACACCCAATTGAAGAAAGCCTTTGTTTCCTGGGACGCATTGGATAACTTCATTGATGGTCTTTCGATGAGCCTATACAACGGCGCATACATTGATGAATTCCAGTTTACCAAGAACATTGTTGGTGGTGCTTACATGAAGAACCAAGCCCAGGTTCGCACGCTTACCGCACCAAATACCGAAGCATTGGCAAAACAATTTACCACCAACTTGCGCGAACTTTATCTAAACATGCAATTGCCATCGAGCAATTACAACGCATGGGATAAGGTAGGCGGTGAAGGTCGTCCGATCGTTACGTGGTCAAATCCTGATGATATTGTTGTAATCGTACGCAATGACATTCGCGCCTTCTTAGACGTCAATGTATTGGCTCAAAGTTTTCACATGCAGGAAGCCGATCTACTCGGCAGGATTATCTCGGTAGATAACTTCGACTGTTACGATGATAACGGTGTTAAAATCTTTGATGGTTCCAACATTCTTGGCTTCATCGGAGATAAAAGTTGGTTCCGCATCAAACGTCAAGATATGTTTGTTGAGGAATTCCGTAATCCTAACAACCGCACATACCAGATGTATTTGAACCTCATTAAGATGTATAATTACAGCTTATTTGCCAATGGTGTGGTACTTGCCACCGCGCAACCAACTGTTAATATTACCTCTCTTAGTTATGACGGTGATGCATTGACCGTACCGGTTGGCGGTAGTGTAAGCGGTCGTATCACGCTTGAACCTGTTACTGGTAATAACCCAGCAATTGGTTATACCTCAAGCGATAGCACTGTTGCAACTGTAACGGCTGATCCAGCCAACCCGGCACGCTTTATCATTAGTGGCGTTGCAAACGGAACGGCAACTATCACCGCTAAAGCAGGAACTTCCCAAACCTTAGTTGACACTATTTCGGTAACTGTTGGTACAGGAGCATCTTCCGAAAGCGACGGCGAATAAAAATTTAGCCCGGTGAAAATCCGGGCTTTTAAGGTATTATTTTAAATGAGTGTAATTAGCCCAAGTAGTGAATTATATGTTATAAAATGCCCGATTGAAGCGGATAATAATCACCAATTGACATTTTCAAATGCAAATAGTCAATTGGCATATTTTCGCAGTTTACCAAATCGGCATGTAGATAATTACACCTTTATTCGTAAAGATGGTGTAATTCGTTTTGAATGTGACGCGGAAGAATTACTTGAATATAACTATGTCATGTACAAAAATGACGCGTACGAAAATAAATGGATTTTTGCTTTTATTCGCGAAGCGCGTTGGATCAATAACGGTTTAGTTGAACTTGCCATTGAAACCGATGCATGGCAAACATGGCAATTTAATTTATCGTTTAAACGTTGTTTAGTTGAACGCGAACACGTAAATGATGATACAAAAGGCGCGCACACCTATCCGGAAAATTTAGAATACGGCGAAAATTATATTTGCAATGCATATCAATTTTGCCGTTATACATCTGATGTAACTGATTACAAACTATGTTTACAGGTAACAGATAAACTTGATTCAGACTTTTCAACCGATTTATTATATAACCGCGTTTTTCAAGGTTGTTATATTATTGCCGAAGATTATACTCGCGCCGGTTCCGCAAAAATGCATTCAATAATTTCAGATTATGACGCCGCAGGAAAAGGAAACGCAATTGTAGCATTCTTTGTTGTTCCGTCACGTATTATTAATTGGCGTGATATTACATTTAAATATAAAAATGCCGAAGTTGAAGCCAAAGTGCCGGTTGACAGTGCGGAATTTTCAACGCTATTAGCCGATTTTGAATTTACAAATTATAGTAATACTATTGACGGTTACCAACCAAGGAACAATAAACTACTAACGGCGCCGTATAATTATTTTACTGTTTCAAATAATGGTGGTGACGTTATACCATTTAAATTTGAAAACTTTGCAAGTAGTGGACAATCATATAATTCAAACCCACATTTTGAAGTGGTTGGCGCATTAACTCAAGGTGGACAAATCAAATGCGTACCGTTAAATTATCGTGAAGGCGGTCTGAATGATGTAACGCAATGGGATTACGGTTTACCAGGTTTTCAATATCCTATTTTGTCATGGAAAAGTGATTTTTATTTGAACTGGCGTGCTAAAAACTCGCAATACATCGATTTCCAAAACAGAATGTTCGCATTGAAAACAATGGGGCAAATTGCCGGAAGCATTGCAAGCGAAGGTGAAGGTGGCGCCGACTGGTTCGGTGGTATGCTTGAATATGCCGGTGAACGTTGGCAACAACAACATGAAGCAAAAATTGTTCCGGATACTGCCAAAGGTAATATAAATTGCGGTGATTTAACTTTCGCATTTAACGCTGATCGTTTCGTATTTCGTCAAATGTGTATTAAGGCAGAGTATGCGCGCAAAATTGATGATTTCTTTAGTGTATTCGGATATAAGACAATGCGCAACAAAGTTCCTAATATTACCGGTAGGCAAAACTGGAATTATGTGAAAACAATTGAATGTAATGTTGAAGGAAATATTCCAACTTCTGATATGTTAAACATTAAACGCATGTTTAATAAAGGTGTGACTTTATGGCATAACCCAAGCACGTTTATGGATTATTCGCAGAATAACGCGATTGTTTGATAAAATATAATAAAGGGTAAATAATGATTGGCGATTTAAACTTAGCATACAAATTACGACCGGTAAAACACCGTAAAAAACTAGAAGACCATCAAATAATCAATGATGCTACATATATTGATTATTTACAAAGATTTAAGAAAATTGCCTTATCAATATTTGAATGGAAAAATCTGCCAAGCGGAATGGACGCGCGATTTCTTGAGCGTTGTTTATATTATGATGGACGTGCGTCACTGCTTTACGATGACGGATATATTAATTTACGCGCTAGTACGTCCGGCGATTTAAATATTTATGGATTACCGACTAAAATAAATTGTTATTCATATAATAAACAAAGCATGCGCACCGTTTATTATGGTGGTGAAACATCATTACGCGACAACCAAGGTTGTATTTTAGTATTGAACGATTGGGAAAGTGTACCAACCGCCACTACTATGGAACTATTTGCCTTGCGTCTATATGATGCGCAACGCGCATGTGATGTTAATATTCGCAATCAGAAATTTCCGTTCTTAATTATTACCGATGAAAACCAACGTTTAACCATGGAAAACATGTATAAACAAATTGACGGTAATAAACCGGCAATATTTGGTGATGATAAACTAAACGATAGTTCAAAAATAAAAGCCCTAAAGACTGATGTTCCGTTTGTCGCAGATAAGATTCAAGATTACAAAAAAGAAATTTGGAATGAAGCCTTAACATTTCTTGGTATTAATAACCTTGGCGAAAAGAAAGAACGTTTAATTAGTGATGAAACCAACAGTAACAACGAAGTAATTAATATGAATCTTCAAAGTTACCTTGCACCGCGTCAAGAAGCATGTCGCCTATTCAATGAACGCTATCACGAAAATATCGAAGTCAAAGTGCGGTCTGATCTATATAACATCATTAAACAAGAAGAATCTATTGTAAACGATTATAATTTTAATGACGAAGCAACAACCGATATAGGGAGTGAAGAATAATGGCAACATATACAATACAATTACGCCATATTGTAGCCACTTTTGGCGAAGAAGAAGTTAAATCTTGGTTCATGGATTATGATTTACGCGATTATCTAACCGATGAAGAAATAGCCGTAATTACCGCGCGTGGCACATGGGATAAAGAAAAACTTGCAAAAATGATTATCCAACACTATGAAATGCGTGAAATTGGTTTTGAAACGCCAAGTTATTTCATGCATAAAGCAAAAACTCTCATGCGTGAAATCATGGAAGAAAAAGCCCCTCTTATCTATTCGAGCGCAATAAAATATGATCCACTCGTAAACGTTGATTACACTGAAACATATAAAGAAGATAGTAGTGGAAAAAGCCAATCCACATCAACCAATTCCGGAAGTGGTCTTAATGTAGATTCTGATACCCCGCAAGGACAGATAAATAAAAATGACATCTTACAAGGTCGTTATGCATCAAAGACAAGTGCAAGCGAATCAAGTAATTCAATCAATGATAACAGTCAATCAAGCGGAACACAAAATTATACTAAAAACATACGTGGTAATTCTGGTGTTAGCGCAACCGCTCAAGCCATGGTACGTCAATACCGGCAAAATATTATAATGATTAATCACGATATAATAGACGCTTGCGCGTCGCTATTTATGAACATATACTAAAAGAAAGGATAGTATGCCAATAAATAAATATAGATTACCAAAATTTGAAAGTATGTTTCAGCCAACGACAAGCGTTTTTGCAGATAATATAACGTTTGAAGAATTTTTAACTGGTATATTATGCCGATTAAATGAAGTTATTGACTTAGTTAATAAACATGAAATATTCATTGAAAATTATAGTGGCGCAATTGAAGAACTACAAGCCGACATGCAACAATTACGCACCGATTTTGAAACATACAAAAATGAAACCGATGCGGATATTAACGCACGCTTTGAAGAAATTAAAGTATATCTCGATGAATCAATTGCAAGTGCTACATCTTATATGCGTGCATATACAGATACACGCGCAAGAGAATTGCAACAAAATATTGATAATATCGCACTTGGTCAAATAACAGTATATGATCCAACAACCGGTTTAACTGTACCACTTCAAACCGCCATTGATAATCTCTATGATAGCGGACGCGAAAACGCAATAACGGCAAGCGAATATGACGCATTAGAACTAACCGCCACCGCGTATGATGCAATGGAAATTACCGCGCGCGAATTTGACCAAAACGGAAAAACAATATTAACGGCATAATAAAGAAAGGAAAATATAAATGTCGAGTACAAATAAAACGGCAAATTACGAATTACCACAATTCATTGGTACGGATAAGCCAACTTGGCTTGGTGATATTAACCAAGCAATGTCTATCATCGATGGACAAATGAAAACTAACGCTAACGGCGTAGCAAGTGCAACCGGAACAGTTACTGAACTTAATACACGTGTTACGACTGCCGAAAATAACGTTACGGCATTAAATACTCGCGTTGGTACGGTAGAAGGACAAACGTCAAACCTTTCCGGTGATGTATCAACCCTTAATACAGCCGTTGAAGCAATTATTGCGCAATTGAATCTAAATCAGTTTAGCCAAAATACTATTAGCCTTGGCGGTAACCGTTCATTTACTGTTTATCTTGCACAAAACAGCGCAGGTTCACTATTTAAATTTTACGGTCATTGTTATATTGATAATAATTCCTCAAGCAGTGTCACACTTGGCACGCATGTATCAATTCCTGGATCAACTGGATTATATGGTATTGCAACCGGTCTATATTTGAATTCGCACCCATCAAGCGCATATACTATTGCCGAAGCAGGTTATAACATCATTAACACGCGTGGTTATAATCAGACCACAAATGGTTACATGAACGCCGGCAACTTCTTCACTGAACAAATTGTTGTTGGTTCAGATGGTCAAATCTATGTATCTATTTCCGGTAACAACTTTACTCAAACGCCAACCACCTTTGACGCATATACACGTAACCGCGTATTCTGGTTACCAATGCTTTATTGGAATGGTGATTTCGGTGATGAATCAGGTGAATAAATAAATTGTTCAATGGGCGGTTAATACCGCCCTTTTTTCTTGCAATATTGTGAAAATGTGATGTTGTAAGGGCTTGACATTATTTGGTTTTATGGTGGTTTGGTGGTTTGGTTGTATGACACTTATTTGACAAGTTGTCAAGATGTGATGTGGTAGTTGACAAATGGGGAAAATTATGAAATCTGCGTATGTTTGCATAT